GGTTTCCTGTGTATAATAGATATAAGTACTAAAGCAATAGAGTACTTAATTTTGTTAACAAAGGAGAATTACTATGTGGACCAAACCAGAAGCAACAGAAATGCGTTACGGTTTTGAAGTTACAATGTATGTAATGAATCGTTAATTCAAAAACAAAAAAGCCCTAGCAATTAGGGCTTTTTCTTTGGCTAAAGTTTTACCAATTATTGCATCATTGGAAATACACCGCACAGGAATGCCAATGCTTGTTCCAAAGTAATTTGGTCTTCATCAGCAACCACAGCCATATCTGCTTCGTTTTCTTGGCGTAGTGCAACCATTTGGGCCGCACCCTCTTCAGCTGTAATTGTGCCATTTTGTCTTTCTTGGGCAATGGCCAAAGCCTGTGTAGCGATGCTGGCTACTGTAGCATCAGTACTAGTTGTTAGGGTAGTCATAGTGGCTAATGCCGCTGTAACATTTGGATCGATATCTGCCATATAATCTCCTATTGGATCAGTTCACTTATTTACCCAGATCTGTTTTGGTAAAAAAAATTCTTGCGTTTGAATAGGTTTTGCCGTATAATAGTAACTGTAGTTGTAGCAACAACCTAAACACACAGGAGAAGTACCATGAATGTAGATTCAACAATTTTAGCAGTTAAGAAGTTTTGCAAGGCCAATAGTGGCGATGAGCAAATTTGGTCCGGTAATAAAAGCACGTATCACTGGAACATTGGCAAGATTACTAGCCAAGGTATTATGAACGGTGTTGTACGTAAATTGGCAGGTATTACAGCCACAGGTGAACAGATTTGGGTAGTAGCTGGTTCATTTAAGATCATGCCAGATGGCACTATCGCTCGCTTTACAGGTCTTCCAAAGAAATTCCAAACTGGTCTAGATTTGGCTACAGAGACTGTAACAGTTCCTTCTACAAGTGATGTTACTGTAACAGCGTAATCTTATGACTATGCATCTTGAAGGTCCGTGGCTCAGCACTACGGGCAAGAAAAAAGGTCCAAAGAAATGGGCAAGTGCTGAACACAAACGCAAAGCTGAAGAAGCAGAACGTTCGTGGAAAGAAATGCTCAAACGACACGGCATTGAACAGGAAGAACGTAAACGCAAACGTGCTTTGAGTTCTGAGGTATGGAAGCCAGATCCAAAAAGCGAACCATATCGCAGACAGACTGAGCATCATGCTAGTTTACCGTTTACCGCTGGTCCGTGCCTTAAAGCACCAGACAAGGTATATACTGGAGATAAAATCAAAGGTATTGGTACTATGCACAAGTCTAATGCTGTTCCAATTTTTTCCGATCAAGAAGCAGTTGATATTTCTAAGATGCGGAGATAATTTGGTAATATCAATGATTGACATCATGGTAAAATCAAGTTATAATATTAACACAGTCACACACAGGAGGTAGTATGAAATTTATTGTAGGAGTTATTTTTGGTATTCTAATTGTTACCGTAGGGTTTCAAGGTATCGCCAAAATTTTTGATAACGGTGTTTCTAAGGTACAAGAACTTAGTAAGGAGGCCGCAAAATGAAAAAGGCACTATTGCTTATTCCTATCATTGCTCTGCTTACCGCTTGTGCTGGCATGAAAGAAGTTGAAGACCGCAAGACTTATGCAGAACCTAGCTGGTATAAAGATTGCGCCCAATCAGGTACTGAAGGTTGGTTCTGGTGGGAAAAAGAGTATGCGTATGCTTGTGGTGCAGGTGAAAGCGTTTACGCTCAAGCCGCAGAAGAGCAGATGTATGCTATCGCTATGAACAACTTTGCCAAACGTATTAATGGTAAAGTAAACTCAGAAACTGAAATTAAGTTTGTTGATGACAAAAAGTCTACACATACTGTAATTAAGTATTCTGTAACTGACACAGCTATCCGTGAACATGTACAACGTGATGTTGGACACTTTACAATGGATGGTCATCACTATACCTTTGTTCGTCTAAAGATGCCTAAGGCTACTTTCGACCAGCTGATTGCTGAAGCAAAGTCAAAGGTGCAATGATGCATCCCTATAGAGTGAAAGAACTAATGTGGGCTGTGATCATTTTGTTATTCATTATGATCGCGGCACTAACAGGTTGTAGTTCTGCTCCAACACAAATGACGGCTCGTCAGTACTGTCATACTAGCCAAGAAATACGTTCTAAGGATGGAAGTCGAGTATCAAGCGAAACACTAGTTAAGTGTAACGATGATCCAGTTGAACGTGTTGTAATCAAGCAGGCTGGTATTGCTAGTAACTGTAAAGAGTATACTTATTGGGTAACCCTAAACAACTTACCTGTACAACAAAGAGGAATGGCTTGTGAAAAGTTTAACGGTGCTTGGGAAATTCTTCCAAACTACACTTATAACTAGTTTGCTAGTACCTACACTTGCGTTTGCAGATCCTCTGAACGCAGGTGATAGTGTAACAGGTCCACTAAGACCAGTAAGCGGGTTTATTGACTTTATAGTTAATTACGCACACTGGAATGGTGGCTTGTTGGACCGGCAGGACAAGCAGGTGTATCAACGTAGTCTTATGATCATGTTGGAAAATGTTCCAATGGGTCAAACTGTAGAATGGTACAGCGATCGTAACGCAGATGTTTCTGGTCGTATGCGAGTAGTGTATGGATATCAGACCAGCAATGGTTATTGCCGTACATACCAATCACAGGTATCTAAAGGTGGGAATGTCAAAGAATGGCAAGAAGAAGCATGCCGTAGCGATGATAATCCTAGGTGGGAATTTAACTATAAATAGAAACTTATGCTGACAGCTTATCTAACTCTTATATCAGGTTTATTAATCAGTGTCGTAGCCATCTACTATTCAGTAGCTGGTTTGATGGCCATTTATCCTGCATCAATCGTACCTATCATTTGCATGGGTGTTGTTATTGAGTTTGGTAAGTTGGCTATCACTGTATGGCTTAAACAAAACTGGAGTCGTCCAACAGGGCTTCTTAAGTATTATGCTGTACCTGCGATTGTAGTTTTGATGTTAATCACATCAACTGGTGTGTTTGGGTTCTTATCAAAAGCACACTCAGACCAAACACTAGTAAGTGGTGATGTTCAAAGTAAAATAGCAATTTATGATGAGAAAATTAAAACCGCAAAAGAAAATATTGAAAGTGACCGCAAGCAACTTAAACAGATGGATGATGCTGTGGATCAAGTTATGGCACGATCCCAGGACGAAAAAGGTGCGGACAAATCCAATGCTATACGTAAAAGTCAGCAACGCGACCGCATTAGTCTTGCCAAAGACATTGAAACCAACCAGAAAATCATTAGTCAACTTAACGACGAAGCCGCACCTATTCGTGCTGAAGTACGCAAAGTTGAAGCGGAAGTTGGGCCGATAAAATACATCGCAAGTTTCTTGTTTGGCTCTAACCCAGATGCTAATCTATTAGAACGTGCTGTTAATTGGGTAACTGTATTAATCGTTATCGTTCTAGATCCTTTAGCGATTGTATTGTTGCTTGCTAGCCAATATAGTTTTGAATGGGCAAAGAAAAAGGAAGAAGAACCTGTAGCTGAGCCTGTTCAAACTAAAACAGAGTTTGAAGGTGTGCGAGATGCTGACACTGGAGAATGGGTACAAACAGGCCCGTCATTTGAATATCAAGTTCCTCTTGAAGAATACGAAATTGAGGAACCAGTGATGGACTGGCCAGAACCAATCCATATGACCAATACCAGTAACCCGATCGACTTCCCTAAAGAAGAAGTAATCAAGTTTTATCCAAAAGCTAAACCTAGCAAGACATTTGAAGAAGAAAGCGATGATGTAAAAGAATTCTTTGCCAAAGGTAAAGCTGTTGCTAAAACATTAGATACTACTCCACCGGCTCCAATTAACTACAGCTTTCTTGAGGATGTCCAAGATGAGGAAGTTATTCCTGTAGAGATTACACATACTCCGCATGGAATAATAATTGAAGATTCTGCAGGTACACAAGAAATTACTATGGACGAAAGACCTGGTGACTATATTTCAGATGCTACCTACATTCAAAATGAAGAACAAGCAGAAAGTAATGTTTGGACTAAGATCGCTAACAAGACTATAACAGAAGAAGAATATCTAGAAGAAGCTAAAAAGCGAAAAGATGTCAAGTAAAATAACTTTAATAACACCACCAGACATATACGAAAACTCAAACTTCAGTGTCTTGTTCTTGGGCATGACTACTGAAGATCAAGAAAAAACCAGCAACTGGTTAGCTAGCCAACCTAGCTATCCAGATGTAAATTTTTACTACTACCAAGGCGAGAATAATCCTAGTTGGTTATTGTATGCGACTAACAGAGCGGATGCCAAATTCTTGAACCTTGACTGCGAACATGCTATAATTAATATTATGGCCAGCTATATTGCTAGTCGCCCAAACGTATACTATATGACCAAGAACGAAAGTTTGGCTTCTCTTATAAGCCACGTTAATAATAACCGTGTTTTAAGTATTGAACAATTTCTAGAAAGGGCATTTGATGTCAAGTGATAAAGATTTACATTCCTGTAGTTTTTGCGGTAAGAGCAAAGAGGATGTTGAAAAGTTAATTGTAGGGGGCGATAACATTGGCATTTGTAATGAATGTATCGATCTATGCTCTAATATCCTGCATGAAGAAAAAGTAAAAGACTTTCCTGAAGCAGAAGAAAAACAAAAGTTTAATCCAACTAAGATTAAAGACTATCTTGATCAATATGTAATTGGACAGGATCAGGCTAAAATCGCTTTATCAGTTGGAGTATCACAACACTACAAGCGTATCAATAGTCCAAGCAAAGATATCAAGTTAGAAAAAACTAACGTGCTTATGCTAGGCCCTACAGGCTGTGGTAAAACTATGATGGCCAAAAAGATTGCAGAGTTCTTGGATTTGCCATTCGCTGTATGTGATGCTACAGGACTTACTGAAGCAGGTTATGTAGGTGATGACGTAGAAAGCATCTTGACTCGTTTGTTAAGTGTTGCAGATGACGATATCAAAAAAGCAGAACACGGCATTGTTTATATTGATGAAATTGACAAGATCGCCCGCAAAGGTGAAAATGTTAGTATTACCCGTGACGTAAGCGGCGAAGGTGTACAGCAAGCACTATTAAAGATTATTGAAGGCTCTGTAGTACGTGTACCCTCAGGTAGTAAGCGTAAACACCCTAAGGGTGATATGATTGAAATCGATACTTCAAATATCTTGTTTATTTGTGGTGGTGCGTTTGTGGGCATAGACAAGGTTATTAGTGCTAGATCCGAAAAGAGTTCAATTGGATTTAACAGCAAAGTTGTTAGCAAATCAGAAGATACAAACCACTACGAAAACTTTAGTACCAAGGATCTTATTACCTATGGACTTATACCAGAGTTTATTGGACGTTTTGGTTTAACCGTTAACGTAAACGAACTTACTGTTGATGAGTTGGTTAGTATTCTTAAGGAACCAAAAAACAGTATCGTTAAACAATACCAATATATCTTTAAACTAGATGGTATTGAACTAAAGTTTGAAGATGACGCATTACGTGTTATTGCTGAACGTGCTAAAGAACAAAAAACTAACGCTCGTGGCCTAAAACAGATTATTGAAAAGATGTTAATGCAATATCAGTTTGAAAGTGTGGACCTAGCGGAGCGTGGTTTGACTACAATAGTGATAAGTAAAGATACAGCCGAAGGAGGCAAAGCGGTACTAATTTTTGATAAAGATAATGGCAAAGAATTACAACAATCAAACTAAAAATCTAACTGGTTTACGTGTAGAAGTTGGGGACAACTTCAACTCTGCACTTCGTAAATTTAAAAAGAAAGTGGACGATTCTGGACTTCTTATGGAAGTACTTAAACGTCAGCAATACGAAAAACCAACCACAGAACGCAAGCGTAAAAAAGGTGCCGCAAAAGCACGTTGGCGCAAGCAACTACGTTCACAACAACTTCCACCAAAACTCTATTAATCATTTGACTTTATCCTAACCTGATAGTATAATATTACTATCAAACAAGGAGAAGTCGGATGGCTAAACAATTAGGTAAACTTGCAAAAGTAAATGAAAATATCAACATTAACCGTTACGATAACGGTTGGATGGTTGAAGTAGGCGGTCGTGATGACGACAGCGAATGGAAGACCGCTAAGATTCTTTGCAATACAGAAGATGAAATGCTTGCTGTAGTCAAAGAGTGGAATTCAATGCCTATTGACAACTAAGGAGAAACTCATGGCTCAGTGGACTGTTAGTACCTATTACAAAAAATCTTGTCAAGAAGTTGAAACATACAACCAAAGCAACGGTGACGGTAAGGTAACTGTAGTTAACGGTTTTCGCTACGGCGAATGGACTGTAGAAACTACAGACGACAATCCACCTGAGTTTGAGTTTACAGAAGTACCTGGCGGTGACGGCAAAAAGGATAGCATCAATATGCTAGACTGCGAAGTCAACAACATCGAAAGCGTTGAGCTTGTTGAAATGTTTGATGGCGGTTGCTGGTACGATGTAGAAATTGAAGGGCTTGATGAGGACGCAGAAGAAGAACTCCGCGAATTCCTTGAAGAAAATAGTCCGTACGAATTAGAAGAACGTGAAGAAGATCCTTGGTACCAAGGTGACACTGAATGGTGGATCTGGGGTCCAATTGAAATTAAAAACGAAGACGGCGAAACTGTGCGTATTATCTGTGCAGATGCTGACGGCAACGTAATTGACTTTGTGGACGAATAATGGCTTGCGATCATTGCGGTAACGAAATTAAACCAAATTGTGATTGGCGTCAGGGTCGTTGTCCGCATCGCGAACCACTAATAAACCTTGACCTTTACCAAAAACGATATTATAATTTACTTCAGTCAATTAAAAACTTATTTAGAAAAGAGAAGTAATGGCAAAACATGTGATGGTAGACTTAGAAACTATGGCCGTTACTCCACGTGCTGTAGTGCTAACTTTGGGTGCTGTTCAATTCGATCCGTTTACTGATGAGATTTACGATGAGCTTTATCTAAAGTTTGATCTAGATGACCAAGATAAACTCAATCGCGAAATTGATCCTAACACACTAGATTGGTGGGCAAAGCAAGATCCTAAGGTAATGGAAGAAGCTTTTAGCTCGGATGGTCGTATTAGTGTAGTTGATGGTATGGCGGCATTCCACAAGTTTGCTTGGGGTTGTGATAAGATTTGGTCACATGGTGCTGTGTTTGACATCATCATCCTTGAAGATATCTATCGTCAAATTGGAAAACCTATCGCTTGGGAATTCTGGCGCTGTCGTGATACACGCACATTGTTTGACTTAGAAGATCCAGAAATGACTGTAGATAAAGAACAGCAACACAATGCCTTGTTCGATGCTATTCGTCAAGCCAAAGGTGTACAGACTGTATATCGTAAACTAGGTAAGAGTGCTTAAGAAGATAACTGAGTCCGTAAAAAACCGCAAGCGCCAAAAAGAACTTGAGCGTTTGCGGGATTTGATGACTCCTAAACAACCTCGCCGTCCTGCGGCTAAGTGTGCTAAAAGACGTTGATTACTTAAACCAACCTAGTTTTTCACCAGCGGCCTTTCTGCGTTCCGCTTCAGCTCTACTACCAGGTAGTCTACTTGCCCAAAGAATGATTAGGGCAAAGAATATGCCTAGGCCTAAACACAGTTTCCAATTGCCTGTGCGCCAATAGATTAAGATCAAACTAAAATCCATACTGGCAAACATTAACCATTTTGCAATAGTTGGAAACACACGACCTTCACTCCAATTACGGATGACTGGTCCAAACAACTTATGATTCAACATGTAGTTGTGAAACTTTTCGCTACTCTTACTAAAACACCATGCGGCTAATAGTGCAGGTGTTGACCAAGGTAATCCTGGAACAAACGTTCCTAAGTATGCTACTCCTAAGAATAGTATACCTGCTGTAAACCATAATGCTTTTTTAATTTTGATTGCCAATGACATTGAATGCCTCCTTGCAATTTGTAAAATGATAACGCCAATTCCGCGAACTACACCTTTATTTATATTTTTCAAAAGCATCTTTTAATGCTTCGGCCAACAAGTATATATCTGCTTCTGTATGATTAGGAGTTGGGCAGGCCCGTAATCTTTCAGTGCCCCAGGAGACCGTTGGAGAATTTATTGGCTGAAGGTAAATCCCGTATTGCTCTAGCAACCAATCTGAGATCGCTTTACACTTCTTAGCATCACGTACCATTACAGGAACAATATGTCCGCCTTCTGATAGTGGGTTAACTTCTAAGCCAGCAGCTTTTAAATGCTGTCTGGTCATTTCTGCAACAGTCATAATCTTTGTGCGTAGCTCTGGATGGTCTTGTACATACTTAACACTGGCTAATGCACCAGCACACAGCACAGGAGCCATCGATGTACTAAAGATTAAGCCCTGTGCATAGCTACGGATCATATCAACTAGATCACGGCCTGCAGCGATATAACCGCCTTGCACACCAAATGCTTTGGCTAGTGTGCCTTGTATTACATCCACACCGTCTACACAGAACTGTTCTTCAGCTACACCTGCACCTCGAGCACCATATAGCCCAACAGCATGAACTTCGTCAACATAGACCATTGCGCCGTACATGCGAGCGATTTCGCATACATCACTGATTAATCCTTTATCGCCATCCATGGAGTAAACACCTTCCATAGCGATGATAGGTTGAACGTCACTGTCCAAACTTTGAAGTATTTCTTTAAGATGTTTTAGATCGTTATGTCGCCAAACAGTACGAGGCGTTTGGCTAGACTTAATTCCAACGATCATTGAATTATGATTATGGGCATCACTGATATAATGTACGTTTGGTAAAACTTTACCTAGCACACTTAGCGTACTTTGGTTAGCTACATATCCGCTGGTAAAAGTAAGTGCGGCTGTTTTATCGTGTAGGGTAGCAAGCTCACGCTCTAATGCCACGTGATAGTGTGTTGTACCGCTAATGTTACGAGTACCGCCAGACCCGGCGCCTGCTGTATCTAGTACGGTGTGCATAGCATCTAATACTACTTTGTGTTGGCCCATGCCCAAATAGTCATTTGAGCACCAATTGGTAATTTGTTTAATGTTGTAACGTCCATACCAAATGGCTTTTGGAAAATCTCCACGCTGTCTTAGTATGTCTGTAAACACTCTGTAGTTGCCGTCTGAGCGTAGTTTCTCTAGGCTTTTGGCTATCGCATCTTGTGTTTTTGGCTTAATCATAGTAATATTTATCTACGCACATATTGACATTTTTACCATCTGAGCTTATAATAAGTTATATTCTCCAGGAAAATACTACTATGAAAATTGGACTAAGTTATAGCCGTTGCGTTCGCGATATCGTAGACGGCGTTGTAGACATCAACGATGTACTTGTTATTATTACTCGTACAGATTTTAACCCAAACGTTGATGAAGAATGGGCGGGCATTTGGGACGGGTATCACGGATACAGTCCTTGGAGCAATCCAGAATGGGTCAACTATGCAGATGAGGACGAACAAAAGTTTCGAGATATCAGCATTGAACTATACAGTACAGGTAAGATGCATCAGCCACGTAAGTTTGGTGCTCATCCTCGCCGTATGCCATATATTTGGTTAGAAACAGTACTACCAAGCAGTGAATTAGAATCGAATCCTACTGCTAAAAAAGCCTGGGATCAATTTCAGGTAATAGCAGGACTTACTAATGTAGATTTAGACAAGGAAGCACAATGAAGATTAATTTAGTCAGCGATATGCACATCAACTTTGAGGACATTGTTATGCCCGGTGGCGATGTGTTGATTATGGCTGGCGACATCATGGAAGCAGGTCATCTACGCAAAGCAGATAATGCTAAACAAAATGTATTTTTGGCAGATCGCTATCGTAGGTTCCTTAATGAGGAAATGCCTAAGTACCGTCATGTTATCTATGTTTGTGGTAATCACGAACATTATCATAACGGCTATGAAGATACATTCCCTCGCTTGAGACGAGAGTTGCCAGCTAACGTACACTTCTTAGAAGCAGAAGGTATCACGATTGATGACGTGCATTTCTTTGGCGGAACTTTTTGGACAGACATGAACAAGAAGGATCCTATGACTATGCAGGTTGTGAAACAAAGCATGGCAGACTTCTCAGTGATTAAACACGGTGATAGTATCAAAGTACAAACAATGTACGGCGATGCTTATTACACCAACAAGTTTAATCCTGCGTATGTTGCAGATGTGTTCCGTGAAACTGTGGGCAAGTTGAAAGACTTTCTTGATGAGCACAAGGATGATAAGGTAGTTGTGGTTAGCCATCATGCCCCAAGTCCTTTGAGCATTAACGAAAAGTACAAAGATGACTTCCACATGAACTTTGGTTATATGAGTAACTTGACAGAGTTCATTATGGATCATCCACAGATCAAATATTGGGTACATGGACACATGCACGATCCTGTAGATTACATGATTGAAGGTACTCGTGTGTTAAGTAACCCACGTGGGTACGCAGGTTGGGAAGAACAAGCCGATGCGTTTGACCCTGGCTTCTACTTTGAGGTCTGATGGAATGGCATTTGATCCTTGCAAGATTTGCCAGCATGTTGCTGTCGTGGCTCCAGGCTGGCAACTTGCGGAATCAAATGTACGCCTTACAAGAAAAGAATGAAATAATGCGGGTAGCCCTAGAAGATATTCAACGTATGGATGCTGAAGGTCGTATGGGGTGGTATGCTAAACAAACTTTAGATAAAGTGGACGGTAAAGAATGAAAATGTATATTTGTATTAAGCAGGATACTCCTGTTGGTATGGCAATGAATGCCGCAGCACATGCCGGCCTTATGTGCTATCTTAAGTACCAAGAACGTGCTTCTATGAAAGAGTGGTTAAGCAAGAGCTTTAAAAAAGTAACTTGTGCTGTAACTGATGCAGAGTTTGCTATGCTTAAAGAACTTGAAGGAATTGAGATTGTAACTGAAAGCCGCATGGACAATGCTGAACTAGCTATTGTACTTGCTCCACGTCATGATAATGAGTGGCCAGAATTTGTTAATTTGCTAAAGCTCTGGAAATGAAAGCAACGATCGCTCCACCAAATGTTGTTCGCCTTACTTGGGAATTAAAGGACAATAATGAAAATTGGAACGATGCTTGTGCGTGGGCGATAGAACGTTTTGGGCTTCCTGGTGAAAAGTTTACAACTGAACTTACATCAGATTGGATGGAATTTAATTTCTTCGATCCATATGACGCTATGATTATGGCAATGAGGTTTTCGTAATGGAACTTAAATTAGATCATGATTATCATGTAGTTGAGATAGCAAGTCTAATTCCTGTACATGTAATAGATTGGTTGAATGAAAATTTTCCAGATCGCTGGTTTTATAAAAGCGGGTCGCTGTATTTTGAATCCGCAGGAGACCATATGATGTTTTTGTTGCGGTGGGGACAGTGATACAATTCCAAGCATGGCCGCCTCCAGATTGGACTGAGGTTGTTATAACTTGGAATAAGATCATTCACACTCCTGAATTTAAGCCTCCACAAAAGATATATGAGTGGTGCGATGAACACGCTAGCTCTGGAAGGTATCATGTGCATGGGTGGAAAAGCACTGAAGGATTTGCTTTTCGTTTTGAAAATAGTGCTGATGCTGTAATATTTGCATTGAGGTGGTCATGAAGTATAGTCCAAAAGTATTAGCCGCAATGGGCAAGTGGGTGGATGAACAAACAGTTATGTTAGAACAAGAAATAATAGAATCCAAAGCCAAAGAAATAGCCGAGGAAATAGATCGAGAAATCCTTTGGGGTATGCTGCAGGGCATGGGTTGGAAAAGATTAATCCTTCCTACACTTATCGATAACAAACATGCTATTGATATTACAATTTGGTTAGAAGAAAATTGCCAAGGTTCTTATGAAAGAAATGGCAGGGACTTCTTGTTTGAAAATGAAAAAGACTTTACAATGTTTGTATTGAGGTGGACTTAATGGCATACTTTGACCCAAATAAGGTTTATCAGGATCTGAATAAAGAATATAATCAGATGATTACAGACATGAATAAACAGATGGATGATCTGCGTAAGGACTCTCAGGATTTGCTAGAACAGGTACGTAAGATGAAATCTAACCTTACGTGGGGAGCATGGGAACCCTATACAATTAAACTGTTTCCTAAACGTATAAAAGGTAAATGGTATTGGAAGGGTGCTACTGTATATCGTAGGGAACGGGTTGGTCCCGGAGGAGTACATTATCAGTACGGTGATGATTTTGATGTGTTAAAGGATACAATGTGAACATTTATTTAGATATGGACGATGTGGTTGCAGACTGGATGGGCTATGCCCGTAAACTACTCAAGCGACCAAAGTGGGAAGAAGGTACTATGTTACCCGATCAGGAATGGAGTCGTCTTAAAGATGATCAACGTATGTACAGCAAACTTGAACTTAAAGAGGGTGCTTACGATCTAGTTGATTGGTGCAGAAACTACTGTAAGGATACAGGAACAGGACTTTACTTCTTAAGTGCTATTCCGCACGGTAATGATATGCCCTGGGCCGTACAGGACAAGGTATTTTGGGGACAAGAGTATTTTCCAGATATTCCCGTATTCCTAGGACCTTACAGTCACCAAAAGTTTATGCACTGCAAAGAGAGCGATATTCTAATTGACGATCGCCGTAGTAACTGTGAAGAATGGGAACGTGCAGGTGGACGGGCGCATATCTATAAAGAATGGCCTGCTTGTAAAGTTTGGTTGGAACAGACTCTCGGTGTTACAGGTTAATATCTATAAGCGTAATCGTAGCTGGTGTTTTCATTTAGTAGATATAACTGAAGACACTGATGCTACGTTTAATGCTGATCGTTGGGGGCAAAGCATTGATTGGACAGCAGAACAGCTGGCTAACCAAAAGCACGTAAGGCGCATGTCCTATGACATGTGGTATTTTAATCGTAGGAAAGATGCAGAGCAGTTTAAGACTTTTTGGACATTAAAGTGGTCATAATTTGACAAATGCCAAAAAATCGTGTATAAATATATATGTAAGACGCCGATAGGGTTTTACATGATTCTTGCTTAACAAAGGAGAAAACTATGAATCAATTAGTACGATTTGACACTAATGCTCTACAGTCATTAAACAGAGCACTTGTAGGATTTGACACGATGTTCAATGATTTTGAACATAGACTTGCTGGACAAATCCAAAACAACTACCCACCACACAATGTAATTAAGCGTGACGAAGATCACTACGAAGTCCAATTGGCCGTAGCAGGATTCCGTCGCGATGAGATTGACGTGGTCTTAGAGAATCAAGAGCTTCAAATTAAGGGTACAAAATTTGAAGAAGCTGATACCGCAGAATACCTTTACAAAGGTCTAGCTGCTCGTAACTTTGAAAAGTACTTTACGCTAGGTCAATTTATTGAAGTAGCAAGTGCTGAAATCAAAGATGGTCTTTTAATCATTAAACTAGAACGTAATGTTCCAGAAGAGAAAAAGCCAAGAAAGATTGATATTCAGTCTTCTTAATCAGTATGGGGGCTCCGTCCCCCATTTTAAATAACACAGAACAATAGGACACATAATGGCGGAAACATTAACTAAGGTCAGACAAAAGACTAATACAGAAATTGCTGAACCTACCAGATATAAAGTTGTAATTTATAACGACAACGTAACACCCATGGAGTTTGTTATTGCCATGCTGATGAAGGTGTTCCGTTTTAACGAAATGGATTCTGCTACCGTTATGTTAAAGGTCCACGAAGAAGGATCTGCTATCGCAGGTATCTACAGTTATGAAATCGCAGAACAAAAGTGCCTAGAAGCAACTGACATGGCACGTAAAGAAGGTTTCCCATTAGTTATTAAAGTGGAGGCAGAATGAGCCTAAAAGAAATTACCAAAGACAAACACACAGAAGCGGAACATACACCGTTTATGGCCGCAACTATCCGCGGCAAGATTCCTAAAGAAATTTGGGCAGACTACTCATACAACAAAATGCTATGGTATGGTGCTATTGAAACTAAAGCTCGTGCAGAAGGCTTACTAGATGATCTTCCAGGCATTGACCGTGCTCATGCTCTATATCTAGATGCTAAAGAAATGTTGGATGGAAACTTTCCAAAGTTCCGTCAAGAAACGATTGACTATCATCGCTATATCCTAGACTTGCCAGAAGGGCTAGTTGCCGCTCACTTGTACGTATGGCACATGGGTGACCTGTTTGGCGGGCAGATGATTAAAAAGATCCTAGATTATGTTCCACACCGCAATCTAGAGTTTAAAGATGTGGATGGATTAAAAGTAGCAATTCGTAGTAAACTAAGTGATGACTTAGGTGACGAAGCAAATAAAGCCTTTGACTGGGCCATTAAAATTATGCACACCTATGACGCAGAACTTATTTGAACGTGTACAAGCCTGTGCTGAAGAAATAAACAAACGGTTTGTTACTACAGGCGCATTAGGAAAAGTCCAAAGGACAGATATACTAGCTGATAAGGAATATAGCTCTATGCGTTATCGCAGAGCTCATATTAGTATTGTAGATGCGAGAGAAACTAAAAAACTTTATCTACTTCATGTTACTGTATTCCCCCACACTAATGATCCTAGCCCTATTTTTGGCTTTGATATTGTTTGTGGACCTACAAAAGTAAGTGGTGCGTTCCATGATTTTAGTATCAGTGGAGATCCCACAAGTTTCATGTATCTTTGGTACAAAGCCAAAGTTGCTGGACTAGAGTGGAATAAACCTAGAGAACTACCCGATTGGGGCAAAGCAATATTCAGCCCTGCTATGGTTGCTATTGGCGCTGTAGGAGAAGAAGAACTAGATGCTTTTATTAAATTAGGACTAGAAAACTTGGATTTTTATCTAGCTAATGTAGGCAAAGATCAGCAGGATGTTGCTACCTACGAAATGGCACAGAATCGCTATTGTCACTATCAAAAGCAAAATCCACGTACACCCGCTAGCCTACAGCATTTAGGCTTTACAGAGCAAGAAGCATTTGATTTCGTAGCAAATAACCTATTTCCGGAAATTCACTAAATAGTTTATTATGCGAGCATTTGACTTCATTTCTGAAAAAATTGGTAACCATTCGTTAACTTTACTAAAAAATAAAGTAAAAAAAGGTATTGATCAGTCTAACGACGAAAACCTTTTGAATAAGATTTATACTACCTTAAACAGCGGTAGTATTACTAAACGCCTAACTGGTGAATTAGAACAGTTACCAGACGTAGATATTAGAAGATTTCATACTGATATTGCTAACGCTATTATCAATGCTCCTGGAACATTTGATGAAAAAATGAACTTTGTATCCGGGCTACATGCTGGGTATATAGATGTTGATAAAATGCTAGACGGCGCTCGCCACCACTTCTCAGACTTACTAGTTCCTACTGATAAAGTTCCGTTAAAGTTTTTATTTGAAATGTTTAACGAAATGAAGGACTTGGGCGGCAAAGCCAAAAAGGGTCCAGGTGAATTTGCGTTGGCTATTATGAGCCCAAAAATCTCTGTTTTTGGTCCTGGGGATCTAAAGATTGATGATCAAATCATTGAAGTAAAAGCAGGGTCTGGAACTGTAGGTGATACTAGTATGTTCCAGCATCAAAAAGTAGGCGTAATCCTACAAAAGTATTTGCCAAACATGGATGTAACAAGAGCTGTTGATGCTACTAAATTGGTTAAGGGTGTAGTCGCTGCACAGCAACAGGGTACTTTAAATGCTCAATCTTTATCTGGCCTAGCAGATGAATTAGCAGATTATATTTTTAAAGGCCAGCCTTGGGCTAATACAACTCCTTTAAAACAAGCTATCAAAACAATTAGCGTAGATCACGATTCAATTACTCCAATTAGAAAAGGTTATCTAACAGCATCTTATAGTGCATACAAACAAAAGAAAGATCAATCAAAGAAGTTTGATGCTATGATGCTTATTAATTTTGAAAATCAAGAATTAAGATATTTTGATGATCCTGAAGAATTATACAATGACGTAGATACTGTAACATTTTCAATATCTCACCCAAATGCAGGATGGGGTGGAAAATTAATTGCACCTAGCGTTAATTTGCGTAGAGAACCTATCGCAGGAGTTGAACCTCCTAAAAAGATAACTCCAGCATCGTTAAAAGCATTCTACGGTCAAACCGCAGAAATGATGATTCGTCAAGCACAACAACGTTGGCCACGAAATTTAGATTTAAGAGATCCTGCATTACAACAACAAGTATCTCAGTATATTGAACAGTTAGCTAACCAAAAAACTAATCATAAAAAGATTCCAGCGTTAGTAAGACAAAAGTTCCCTGAACTGATAATTAAGACTGCAAAACCAGCTGCAGAACCTAAAGTTCCTCCTACAAATCCTCCCAAGTTTTCTTAATCTAGAGCAAACTTAACTACATACAAAATTCTCGAGCTCCCACCTGTAAATAATAACACAGGAACTTGGGAGCTCAGTAATGAAATACAAACTACTGGCAATAACACTACTATTGCCACTTATCGCGACAGCCGCACCTCTAAACGACTTTACTTTTAAAAGTCCAGCTTTCAACGGCAATGGGTATGGCACTTATGTGTTGACCATACAGAACGAAGAATACACACGTAAACAGGCTATAGAACAGGCCCTATTGCAGGCACAGCAACAGGCCAAAGCTGATCAAGCTAACCAACCAATTAATCAATTCTTGACCAACTTAGAATCAAGAATCTATGCACAGATAAGTCAAAACTTGGCTACGGCAATGTTTGCACCAGGTGCAGCTACCAGCGGAAGTATGAACTTCCAAGGTAATACAATATTTTGGCAAAATAGCGGCGGCGCTATTAATTTACAAATTACAGATAACCTAGGCAATATAACCAATGTTTCTGTGCCATTAGGAACTTTTACGTTTACCCATTAATATGAAAAGAATAATATGTTTATTATTGCTGACTCTATTGTTGCCTGGCTGCGCCATAATGCAGAAAGGTGGACAGCTTGCTGGCATTGAGCATACTCCAGAACTAGCTATAAACAAAATGCAGAAAGAATTTGATACTATTCCCGCTCCTGCTAATGCAAGACGAGTATCTGTTGCGGTATACGGGTTCGCTGATAAAACTGGACAGCGTAAAACTCAAACAGGTGTAGCAAGTTTTAGTATGGCTGTTACACAGGGTGCAGAAGTGTTTCTTATCAAGGCACTTCAGGATGTAGGACACGGGCAATGGTTTGACGTTGTTGAACGTGTGGGTATTGATAATTTGGTTAAAGAGCGCACCATCATTAAACAGATGCGTGACGCCTATGAAGGAAAGGACTCAACTCCGTTAATGCCTTTGCAATTTGCAGGGATCATTATGGAAGGGGGTATTATTGGTTATGACAGTTCAAGTGAAAGCGGAGGCGCAGCATACCGTTGGTTAGGTATCGGTCCACAAACACAATACTCTAAAGATATCGTAACAGTTAGCTTGAGAGCGATTAGTGTTAACACAGGCAAGGTGGTGGCGGCAGTTCATGTTACTAAAACGGTTTACTCAACAGCAGATAGTTTTGCCATGTTGAAATTCTTTAGTGATGGTACACAGGCGTTTGAAGCTGAAACTGGATTGACTATAAATGAGCCAGGGACACTGGCGGTTAAAACAACTATTGAAGCAGCGGTAGTTGAATTAATTAAGGAAGGTGAAAGTAAAGGAGTATGGGAATTTAGAAAAGCTCCACCTGTGGTAATGACTCCGACTCTACCTCAACCAGTCACAGTAACACCGAAGGCTGAAATAAAAGAAGTAGAAGTTAAAAAAGAAGAAATTACAGCAGAAGTTAAAAAAGAAGAAATTAAGACAGAAGCTAAGAATGATCCACTACCTCAAGAAGAAGTCAAGTATCTTAAAAATTTAGCATTTTTATATGCACACGCTGACGAGGGTTCAACAAAACGTTGGCAACTAACACAAGGTACTAAACTAGCAGTTAAGAAAAAAGAAAATGGATGGTGGTTTGCGAAAGATGAGTACGGGCATGGAGGGTATGTCCGAGAGAGCGATTTAACGGAAGTATCACAAGGAAATAATAAAAAATAACACTAACGGCTACGGCCAAGGAGATGAATTGGGGTAGAACACTACGTTGAAACTCAATTCTGAGATGTATGAATGAAAGTATAAAAGGCGTTGGTAAGTTGTCGAGAAAATTACTTACAATTCTAATGTTGTCTGCGATGGCAACATCGGGTATGGCAGCTGACAATAGTATCTATATTGATCAGACAGGTAGTAACAGCTCAATCACAATTAACCAAGATGGTGCAGGTAACAAGATCGGTGGATTGACTGGTGCCCCCGGAGACCAGAATCGTGCAACTATGTACGGTGATGGTCAGACTATTAACATCAATCAGGTTGGTGCTAATAATGCGTTACAATTAGATGTTAGAACTATTTCCAGTTCCGGTAATACAAATGCTAACAATGATGCGAGATTTACCAATACTAACGGCAACAACTTTGTCTATAGTGCTGTTGGTAGTAATAACTTTGCTAACATTGACAGCAATAGCGCCGGTACAAGCGGCGGAAGCGATAGCAACAATATTGGTCTTGATATCGTAGGTAGCAGCAATAGAGCGGCTGTTAATGTACTAGGCGTATCTAATACCACAGTTGCTAATATTGGTCAAAGTAATGCCAATTCTAACAGCAATACATTTAACAGCGTAACTAATGGTTCAAACAACCAACAGACAGTTAATATCACTGGCGGTGGCGGCAATACTCTTAATGCGTATCAGGGCATGGGTACAGGTCTTAATACCAACACTCCTGCTGCTCCTACTGATTCCACCTATGCCAATTTACTTGGTTTAGATAGCATTGTCACAGGTGGAACAACAAGTGATAACGGTAAAGTTGGTATCACTATTACTGGAGGCAATAACATAGTTAATGTCGGACAAGTTGGTACAAGTGAAACAGCAAGCATCAATTTAACAGGTACTAATAACGGTTTAAGTATCACTCAGTCTGGTGCTAATGATACTACTACAGTAGCCATGAATGGCAGTGGTAACTTATTGAATATTACCCAATCAAGTACAGGCGGTGTTGCAGGCATGATCGATATCAAGAGTAATGCAGGCGGTAGTGGTAGTGGAAACACGTTTAGTATAGTCCAAAAATCACGCTAATATGGACAGTAGATTTCTTCAAAGTATGTACCAACAATGGTGTAATGGGCAAGCCGATGCTGCCCGTTACCGTTGGGCAGATTTTGTAGAACTTGCTGCCAAAACAAATGGCGTAGACGCAGATGCTATGATGCGTGAACTGCAAAAACACTATTGGTTCGAGTGGGGGGACAAATGAAATCATGGAAGGTCATATTATCCGTACTCTTGCTGAATACATCGTTGAATGCAAGCGCCGCGGTGGGGACTGTAACAGAACAGATCAATACTCCGGGTTCGATACAACGATCGGGCAAAGCACTGACAGTAGCGAAGGGGACGGGGGTCGAGATGAACGACCTAGTCAACACGACCAAAGGTAAAGTTGGAATCACATTCCAAGACGACACTAAGGTAGAAGTCAATGAAAACTCCAAACTGGTCATCGATGATTTCGTATACGACCCTAAAAAACCGTCAGCTGGCAAGCTGGCTCTTAACATGGCTGGTGGAACTGTTCGCTATGCCTCAGGTGCGATTGCTCATAACAATCCTAGCAAGGTGGCTCTTAACACTCCTAGTGCTACCATTGCTGTTCGCGGTACTGATTTTACTGCTACTGTGGATGAACTAGGCGAATCAACTATTATCTTGTTGCCCAGTTGCCCTAAAGGTTGGGTTGACATAGATCGAGATTGTAAGACTGGTGCTATTGATGTTATAAATGATGCAGGGATGGTTAGTCTTACTAGGCCGTTTGAAGGTACTAAGGTTGCCACTCGCGGAAGTATGCCAATGAAACCGGCAATATTAAGTCTTAACTCAGATACAATTAACAACTTGTTAATACTAAGTCCTCCTAAAGAATTATCTAAAGAAAAAGAAGTCAGCAAAAGTACCATCGTTATACAAGCAGGTAATATGTTACAGCAGGACTTTCTTAAACAAGATTTTTTAAAGAGCGAATTAGCCAGTGATAATCCTTGGGGTGATGATCCCTTAACCAGACCCTTGTTACAACAATATTTCCTTGAAAACATTTTTAATATTTTAAGTGAACAGTTACAAGCAGAGACACAGGCCTTATTAGGAAACGTACTACAAGCTGATCCAATATTACCAGATTACAATAAGGCCATGCGTATCACTGTTGTAAAAACTGTAGATACTGTAACGCTAACTAAAGACAACGGCAGTGATGTAGAAAGTGTTATGGTTCCTAAACATCAAAACTCTTTAATCATTGAAACACAAGGTTCATCAATAACTAAGAATCGTGTTAATGCAGGCGGCAATACCTACATCACTGTGACACAAAAATGAAATTAATCGTTGCTTTATTTCTTGTCGCCGGATTGGCCAACTGTGGTAAACTACATGCACAGGCCCTCAATCCAAATTATGTTATCCCTGGTACAGTTGTATTAGCGCCTATGTCTAATTCAATATACATTGAACAAATAGGAACCAATAATAATTTTAAAGTTAACCAGGACGGAAATGGCCAATCTGCTACAATTAAAACTGGAGCGAATGGAAGTGTTGATAATAGCAGTATCAGTATCACACAGCAAGGAATAGGTTCTAAAACAGCAAACGTAGAACTTACCAATGGCTACAGCAACTCTGTAACTATTAATCAAGATGGTAACGGTCAGCATAGTGCGACTGTACAAAATTACACAGGGTCGGCCAATTCAATATCTATTTCTCAAACTGGCGCCTCAAATAATTCTTTCAGTGTTATCGGCGGTGCTGGTACAGGTAATAATGCTAATGTTATAAACGCTACACAAAATGGCGGTGTTGGTGCGGATAAATCCTTTGTACTCAATATGAATGGAACTACAGGTGCTAATGTAACCGTACAACAGACTAATCCCACACAACCAAACAGCGGAAGCATGAGTATTAGCTGTGTAAGCGGTGCCTGCGGTAACTACAGTTACATACGTAATTAACAGTATAAATATTTCATGCTGAAAAAAATCCTTTTGAGCCCATGGACTGCTCTATTAACTCTAGCGTTGGTAGTGGGCATACGAATCGCAGATCCCTCATTTGTTGAAAGCGTAAGACTACGTTATTTTGACACACTTATTACATCCAAGGCACCTACATTCAATAATATCGTAACTGTAAATATTGATGAAGCAACACTAGACAAATACGGTCAATGGCCTTTACCGAGAGCTGAATATGCCAAAATTATACGAGATCTATATAAGAGGGGAGCGGGACTTGTTGTATTTGATATACTCATGCCCGAACAAGATCGCTCTGGTGGAGATACTACGCTGGGTCAAGCTCTAAGTAAGTACCCTGTAGTCCTAGCAAATACTCCTTCGCAGAAAACAAAGAATACACCTAGACAGCCAGGATCTGCTGTAATAGGGGCAAACTATTTAGATACTATACTTCAATATCCCGGATTGATCGCTAACATACCTGCGTTAGAAAATCCAGCTGCGGGTATTGGAACAACTAACACACTGCCAGAGATTGACGGGGTGAATCGCCGTCTACCATTAATAGCCACTATCGATGGAAAATTATATCCGAGCATAGCTCTAGAGACACTCAGAGTTGCGGCCGGCGATTCAACTTTTCAAGTCAAGCTCAACGAAAATGGTGTTGAGAAAATGCGTATCCCCAAGTTTGGAGCTATAAGCACGGACAGCTTGGGTAGGATATGGATTGACTGGAGTCAACAAAACAAACAAGTTAGCCTAATCGATTTGCCTAAAGATCTAGAGGGTGCTGTTGTTATCCTAGGAACAACTGCCGCAGGTATAGGTAATCCTATTCCAACTAGCAAGGGTGCAGTATGGCCACAGGATGTAGTTGCCGCAACTGTGGGAACTATGATGAACGGTGTGGTTATACAACGTCCTGACTGGGCAGATGGTGCAGAGATATTGGGACTATTGGTAGCAGGTCTCGTATTATTATTTTTAACAAGGTGGACTTATGTTGGTATTGTATCGGGTGTTGTTATCATTGGCTCTATTATTCCTTTATGTGGATACGCATATAGCAGTGGCCTCCAACTCGTGGATGCGACTCTTCCGGTCGGCGGTCTTGTTTTGGTCATGCTTCACGCTTATGGTGTTAAGTTTATAAGCGAGTTCTTACAGAAACAAGCAATTAAGAAACAGTTTGCAGGTTACTGTAGTAAAGAAGTTGTAGAGCTATTACAAAAAGATCCAGACCTAATCAAGCGTGGTGTACGTAAAGACGTATCAGTTATGTTCAGTGACCTGCGTGGCTTTACACCTATTGGCGAACACTATGGCGATGACGTCGCTGGCCTAGGCAAGTACATGAACGGTTATATGGATGCTATCAGTCAGCCAATGCTAGATAACAAGGGTATGATTATCAAGTACGTAGGCGATGCGTCAATGCACATACACGGTGCTCCTATTGAAGATCCTAACCACGCTCACACTATCGTTAAAGTAGGTTTAGAGATGCTAGACAAGGTAGACGAGTATACTAAGATAATGGAAGCACAAGGATTACCTCCTGCCGCTATGGGCTGGGGCTGTAATTCAGGTATTGGATTTATCGGTGAGATGGGTTCAACAGAACGACACAGCTATGACATCTTAGGTGATATGGTTTCAACCGCTGCTCGTTTAGAAGCTCGTTGTAAGGCTTATGGTGTGCTATGTATCATTGGTGCTGAAACTTACAACCGTACCAAAGATAACTTCTTTTACTTGCTATTAGATAACTTACAACCAAAAGGTAAAACTGTAGCAGATTTAATTTACACAGCACTACGTACTAAAGGTGCTGATTATACCAAAGATAAAGTACAACACGAATTGATGCATGCCTTGTACAAACAGAAAAAGTTTGACGAAGCGGCCGCTATGTGTAAAAAGCTAATTGGTAACTTTGGCGGACAGATGGACAAGTACTACAAGATATGGATTGAACGTTGCGACTTTATGAAACAACAAGACCTACCAGATAACTGGCAGGGAGAATTCATAGCTCATGAAAAGTAATTTGACAAATCCATTTTTAGCTGCTACAATAGACTTATGCGTATACTCGTTTTTACAGTTGTATTATGCTCCTTACTTTTTAATTGGCGAGAAGTCTATGCCGATGCCAAACCTATGTCTATCACCGCAAGTTCCTGGTTGGTGGCCGATGAGTCTGGAAGAGTTATTGAAAGTAAGAATGCCGATGAGCAACGTAGCATAGCCAGCATTACTAAACTAATGACCGCAATGGTCGTACTAGATGCACATCAAGATCTAGATGAGCGTATCAATAATTTTACTAGACGTGAGCTAATACAGTTAATGTTAGTAAAATCAGACAATCATGCTGCAGAAATACTTTGTGAAAATTATCCTACAGGGCGTAGTAGCTGTATATCTGCTATGAATTGGAAGGCACACTTGTTAGGTCTCACAAATACTCGTTATGTAGATCCATCAGGTCTTAATATGATGAATGTGAGTACAGCTAACGAGCTTATTCAAATCGTACTAGCGGCAAAAAATTATCCAGAAATTGTAGAAGCGGCACATACAGCCAGAGGTACAATTAAAAAGAAAAAACGTTTATTTGTTTTTAGAAACACAAATCCACTAGTTGCTTCTCAAAACTTTATTGTTAGTAAAACAGGTTATATACATGCTGCAGGTGGATGTATTGTAATGATGTTGAATACAAAAATAGGACAACGCATTGTTGTCCTATTGAATAGTAAAAATACGCATACACGTATTCCTGAAGCAGATTATCTTGCTATGAACTTCTAACTTTTGCTAGACCTAGCATTGTTAGAACTTTAATATAAAACCAACCAATATCAAACTCCCACCATTTCTTGCTAAACTTAGCACTAGCACCTTCACCGTGATGATTGTTGTGTAGTTCTTCTCCGCCAATCCATATACCTAATGGCCATAAGTTACGACTAGTATCTTTTACATCATAGTTACGATACCCGACCCAGTGTGCTAGTCCGTTAATTACACCCGCAGCCCAAAATGGAATCCATAGCATTTGTACGCCCCATACTATTAGTCCTATGGGTCCGAAAAGAACAAGGTCTATGACCAACATAATTACTATGCCCCCAAATGGGTGCGGTGTATAAACTCGACGCTCAATCCAATCATCTGGTGTGCCAACGCCTAATTTCATTACTTCTGGATCTTGCTTTGCTTTAACATATAATAATGCGCCACCAAATAACACACGCCATATGCCATATATTCGCGGGCTATGAGGATCCGTTTCTGTATCACTTGCCTGATGATGTTTACGATGCACCGCTACCCATTCACGAGTATTCATGCCAGTCGTTAGCCAAAGCCAGCAACGCATAAAATGTGATATAATAGGGTGGAAAGTTACAGCGCGGTGTGCTTGGCTACGATGTAGATATAAGGTAACACATGCGATAGTGATTTGAACCATCACTAGGGTAGATAATAGTATATTCATTAATATACTTAGCCGTTACCACCAGCTGCCTCTTGTTCTTCGGATGTGGTATTTTTATCTACTTTAGTGTGTATTTTTTGATTAATATCTCTTTCTGCTTCTACACGCTCATGTTCAATTGTTTTACCACGTAGGTGTAGTACAGTATTAACCTTTTGATTTAGGCGAATTAAATCGTTATCTAACATACGGATACGATCAATAAGAGCAATAAGAACTGTGTTTGCTTCACTGATCACAGGCTTAACTTCAGTAGTGGCCCATGTCCATACATACTTAATAATAAATCCCATACCTACGGCCATAACGATCGGAAAGCCGTACTTATTAACTAATTCTACAATATCCATTATTTGCTCCAGATGTAACCAAAGAAAAATCCTACAACTAATGCTATGCTTACAAACAGAGCAACGTCTTTATCATGCCATAGAGGCTGATTGTTTAAGTATTCTTGTGTATGTTTAGGTAGACTGTTCCACCATGCGTCCCATTTGTTCACGTGCTGTTGCTCCTTGGTGTAAAAATTTAACCAACGGATCTACTTTTTTAAGCATTTGTTTACCGTTGACATTTACGAACTCAAATAAATCGCCTGCTTTCCAGCCTAGTCGATCTGTGTTAAGTTCGTCATCTAATATAATATAGTTTGGGTATATATCCCAAGTATAATCAAAATGTAACATTTAGTGTCTTTTGTTAATTAGTTCGTGTAGTTTATCTGCGGCGTTCCGTACATCTTCACTTAACGCACCTCTGCCAATATACTTTTCAATGTGTCTTGCGATGTTATGTAATTGCATTACATCTTCATCTAGCATAGCTAGTTCAATTTGGTTAATCTCTTCTTGCATCTGTTTTTCCATCAGCACGGGCAATACGATCTACATCTGGTCTCAAACCTAGTGCATTTGAGACAATGGTATCAATACGTACAACATCGTGGTTCATAGTCTTTACACGATTATCAAGAGCAATAATAATGCCCTTCATGCCGTTGATAGACCCGAGAACCCCTTGAAGTAATAGTTTGATTGTGAGATAAACGAAGTATCCGCCAGCTAGTGCGGCGGCAACTGGCATGCCAAGATCGCCAATTATTTTAAAAATATCACCCATGTTCGCTCCTGTTGTGTACAGGTATTTACTGGGTAGATAACTAATTTAAACTACATACTTAATTACCAAACAAAGTTGGTTTTATAGTAGTCTACAATTTTTGCAAGTTCTGTGTCGAAGTCAGCTCGGCATGACCATCCAAGTGCTTTAAGTTTGCTGTCATCAATAGCATAGCGGACATCCTGTCCAGGACGTACTAGGTCTATTGTATAGTTTTCAACTGGCTCTGTTAGGCCCATTAGGTTGAGGATTTTGGTTACCACTGTTAAGTTATCAGTTTCATAGTTGCCAGAGATATTGTAAATCTCATTTACTACTCCTGCATTAATAATAGTAATCACAGCATTTGCTGTATCGCTAGCATGTAACCAAGTACGGCGGGGACGACCCTTATCATGCAGATCAATCTTACGTCCAATGCTTAGATACTTAACAGTCTTTGGTACTAGTTTCTCTACATACTGACCAATACCGTAGTTGTTAGTTGGACGGATCATGATGTATGGCACTTTGTAAGTACGTGCCCAAGCTAATACTAACATATCTGCAGCCGCTTTAGTTGCTGAGTATGGGTTACTTGGCTTTAGTAAATCTTCTTCTGTATGTGCGCCTTCTTCAATATCGCCATAAACTTCATCTGTTGAGAAGTGTAATAGAACAGGCATATTGAAATTTGACTTTTCACGCATCAGTTTCAACAAGTGATGGACGCCGTTTACATTTGATTTTAGGAATACATCGCTTGATGCGATTGAATTATCTACGTGAGTTTCTGCGGCTGTGTTAATAACATAGTCGCAATCGTATAACTTGTCTAAGTCGTTAATGTCTTTGTTGATGAATTTAAAGTTTGGATATGCTTCAAACTCTGGTAAGAACTGTTGGTTGCTAGCATAGGTACATTTGTCTACACCAATAACATACCATCCTAAGTCAAGGCACTGACGAGTAACGTGACTTCCAATAAACCCTAAACAACCTGTAACATATACTATCTTTTTCATATTAACTCTTATATATAAATTTCTGATATTGATCTAAATTTTCTACTACGCACTTAGGATGTGTTTCTGCTGTGATAGGAACAATAGTATGCGGATAATCATTGAACATACGCTCAAGAGCTTCTTCAATGGTTATATTATCGTATTTGACTTTTTGGCCAGGGTATCTATCACGGCTGTGCGCCCATGCTTTTTGTTTGGCTAGAACTTTTTCACCTTCTGTGTCATCTAAGAAAGTAAAATGATATCCGCCATTCTGTATATGTGGATGTGTTGACATGCCACGATCGCGGATAGTAGTAGGTAATATCTTCTTAAAGTTTCCAAATTCTGTAATCATACCAGCAACATGATCCTGCCAGCGTTTGTGTAATAGATTGAATTTGTAAACAAATAGATTGTAATGGAATCCAAAGATTGGACGTAGGTCTTGATATAGTTCTGTACCTTGAAATCTTGTCTTTGCTTCTTCAAACGCTTCTGGTTTGATAATTTCGTCTAAGCAACTAATATACACCAGGTCGTTATCTTGAGCACCTAAGTCTGTCATTACTTTATAAAGATAGTTTGCTTGGAAGTGATCACGTATCCAATCATCTGTTTCCATGCCAACTCCGCGATCACGAACACAGTCGTCATCTAGTAACTCTGGAAACTTATTAATTTCTTCTTGGAAATCATCGAACTTAACATACACTAATTTTTCAGCGTATGGTTTAAACCGTTCTTGATCAAAATTAAAAGGCTTATCATCACCTGTATGTGTTTGTCCAGCTTCAACAACAATAAACTTATCTACAAAGTCCCAATGTGTTTTTAAACGAATCTCATAAAGATCGTTTTCGTTGAAAAACATACAACAATCAAAAACTGTCATTTCATTCCTTATCTAAATATCTAACTAGGCCAGCGTCTAATCCGCTTAACTTGATTCCTAGTGACTGTAAATTATCACCGCTACCAGTATAATTATTCTTACTAGTAGACACAACTGTGAAATTAGGCTCAATGTCATTTAGGTCACAGAACTGAGCTAACACTTCACTTATCTTAAACTTGTTTGGATATACAGCATTAACATCTCTAACTAGCCAATTATTATCTATACAATGGGCAACAACTGTACATAGGTCTTCAATCGTAAAGTAATCAAAATATCTGTCGTTAGATATTTCAAAGCGATCATTTCCACGATTTAAGTAACGTGGGAATATGCGAGTAGCAGCTTCACCTTTACCAAAACAATTAAAGATGCGTATGGTATAAAAGTTATGACGATCTTGACATAAGCGGCTCTTAATATTTTGTCCCCAACCATAACTGTCTTTGGGCATACGACTGAATATCAATCCTTCTGGCGCTTGATCGATATCAAGTTCGCGATCATATTCTGCACCAGATGCTAGGTTAATGAACTTTAAGAATAAGTCTGAGTTTTCATAAAAGTTCATGAACAGTCCGAGATTATTTCTAGCATCTGCTAGTGCTTGATTATCCGTCATTGATGCCGCGGCATTTATAACGATATCAAATCGCTGTTCTTTTAGATACTCTGTTACAGCAATAGGATCTAAAAGGTCTAGTGTAGACCTAGTTACAGGAACAACTGTGTGTTGTTTTCCTAAGAACGTAACTAGATTACGTCCAACAAATCCATTAGCACCTATAACAGCTATCTTCATATCTTAACTATCATCTCGCTAGCAAGTTCTTCAGCAGGAAGGAACGGAGCCATATCGTGCAAGCCTCCTTGGGTACCGTCTGGTTTGATTGCCTGTGCTGGTAATACATCAAGTGTATTCTGGCTTACGAATTCTACGATCTGAGGACCATCTTTATATGACATTAGTGGTGCCATATATCTATCAAGGTCTTCATTATTAGTAATCTTCATGTAAGGTATTTCAAATGAATCTGCTACCTTGGCTATATCAGCAAAGAATACTCCAGTAGAGCTACTTACACCCCATTGGCGTCCACCAAAGAACTTGTCTTGTGTTTGTTTAATACTCATGTAACCGTCATTGTTGATAACAAATATTTTTACAGGAATACGATGCTGACGGATCACCGCCAACTCTTGCATATTAGTATAGAAGCTACCTTCACCGATAACAATAGTAATATTCATTGTTGGATCAGCGAAGTACGCACCTACTGATGCAGGAATAGCATAGCCCATATCACCTTGTGCGGCCTGTGCCATATAGCGACAGTTTTCTTTGTACTTGCCGTTAGTGCTTAGAATGTAACAAGGTTGACCAGCATCAACAATAAAACAATCATTTGGTTGCATATTGCGATTAATGCTTTCTACGATTTCGTACAAGTTCACTCCGCCTGTGTCTGGACGATGTACTTCTGGATTATAGATAGGCCATTTAGCTTTCCAGTATTGACATTTTTCTGCCCAGTCTGTAGCAACATAGTCATTAGGATATGACTTTGCTGTATGGAAGAAGTCTTTAACATCACCGTTGATTGGCATATCAACTTTGAATATGTCCTTACCAAGTTCATTGACATCAATGTCAATCATAATTTTTGTACTTGCAGGACTAAATGATTTTGAATCGTAACCAATATGTGTTACGTTCATTGAACAGCCTAAAATGATCAAACAGTCTGCGTTCTGCATAGCAAAGTTTGCGGCACGGGCACCTTTAATACCCATCATACCTAGGTTCTGAGGATGCTCATATTCAATTAGGTCACGTGATAGGAATGTAGTAATAAAAGGAATTTGATGTAAGTCAACAAATTCTCTAAGTTGGCTTCTAGCATTACCTAAATTAATACCGTTACCTGCAACGATCAAAGGACGCTTTGATTTATAAATTACTTCTAGTGCATCAAGGTATGGTTGATAAGCAAAACTACGATTAAGATCTTCTGGGACGTATTGCTTATATCCTTCTGGAATTTCTGCGGATTGTAAATTACCTGGAACGTCAATCCATACAGGGCCCGGGCGACCAGATAAGGCAATATCAATAGCCTTGTCTAATTCGTAAGGTACATCTTCTGCACGTTCAATAGCAACAGCATACTTACTAATGTGTTCAACTGTGCGAATAGCATCAAGGTCTTGGATGCCATATTTTCTAATATGGATATTTTTATTACGATTAATGTACTTGGCTTGATTGGCCATTGCTGTATTACCACTAAGGAATAATACAGGAGCACTTTCTTCGTAAGCGTTGAGCAAACTAGTAGTAGCATTTGTAACCCCACAACCTGCTGTGACGTTGCATACACTTAGTTTGTTATTTGTTCTTGCTGAACCAACGGCCGCATGTCCTGCGCCTTGTTCGTGATGGAATGCAATAAATTCAATGTTTGGATTATTGATAAAACCATCATTTAATCCTGCTGTGCTTCCGCCTACTAGCCCGTATACTTTGGTAATGCCAACTTCGTTTAATCGCTTGGCTATGTAATCGTTTACTTTCAAGAATGACCTCTTATAGTTATAGTATGATTATACACTCTAATCACTTGATTTGCAAATATTTATGTGCTAATATAATGAGTGTAAATAATCCAAGAGGACTAATAATGGATAACAGAGTTTTAGTAACTGGTGCCACTAGAGGCATTGGCGAATCAGTAGCAAGGAAATATAAAGCAGAAGGCTATTATGTAATAGGCACAGGCACTAATGAAAAAGACTGTCCTGATTACCTAGACGAATACATCAGTTGTGATTTTACCAATCTTGAAAGCATTGATATGCTCTGCGAAGATATTATGAATCGCAGGCTTACTGTACTAGTTAACAACGCTGGCATTAATATCATTGATAATTTTTGTGAAGTTGATCCATTAGACTTTATCAAAGTACAGCAAGTGAACCTATATGCTCCGTTTAGACTTAGTCAGGCCGCACTACCTAGCATGATTAAACGCAAATGGGGACGAATTGTTAATGTAAGTTCAGTTTGGGGTAAGATTAGTAAACAAGGTCGTGCCAGTTACTCTGCTAGCAAGTTTGGTATTGATGGAATGACTGTAGCCCTAGCGAACGAATTTGCTAGCATGGGTATACTTTGTAATTCAGTCGCTCCGGGATTCATTGATACTGAAATGACTTGGAAGAACTTAGGCGAAGCTGGCGTTAATAAGATACTAGAAAATGTACCTATTAAGCGTTTGGCAAATGTTGATGAAGTCGCTAAACTAATATATACACTAGGTAGCGATGAGAACACATATATCTCAGGGCAAAATATTGCCATTGATGGAGGATTTACCCGTGCATGATTTTAAAATTCGGTCTCACTCAGGACCATACTACGTAACTTTCGTAGACAATATTCTTAATAGCGATATCATTCCTAAACTAGGTACGCATTATCTAATTGATCGGAACGTATATCCGCTGTTAGGAGTAACATTACCTAATGTTGTGCTAGTTGATGCTACTGAAGAAACTAAGAGTTACAAAGGTATCGAACCGTTTATTACTGAACTACTAGGAATGAAATTAAAACGTGATAGCGTTTTGATTGCTATTGGCGGCGGCATCACACAAGACATCGCTTGCTTTATCGCTACAACCTTTATGCGAGGAATCAAATGGTCTTTTGTTCCTACTACATTGTTAGCTCAAGCTGATAGCTGTATTGGTAGCAAAAGTAGTATTAACTTTAACAACTATAAAAACCTTCTAGGGTCGTTTACTCCGCCTAATGAAGTTTATATTTCTACACAATTCTTAGACACACTAGAAGATAAAGACTTTAAGAGTGGTATTGGAGAAATAATTAAATTGTTTTTAGTAGCAAGCACACCAATACAACCAAAAGAAATTACTAGAGCTAATGTTAAAGAGTATATCCGTAGAGCTTTGATTATTAAGAAACGCTTTATTGAAGCAGACGAGTTTGATCAAGACATTAGACAGATACTTAACTATGGTCACTGTATTGGACATGGTATTGAATCAGCTACTAACTTTGCCATTCCTCATGGAATCGCGATTACTATGGGTATGGATGTTGTTAATCGTTTTGCGTACTTAGAAGGACTCGTTGATTTGGAATGGTACGAAAATGTACACAAAGTTCTATTTGAAAATTACAAAGACTTTAGCGGCGAGTACATCGATGTTGATAAAGTATCTGATGCACTAACTAAAGACAAAAAGAATACAGGTAGCAAAATTAACTTTGTGCTACCTGTAAATGGTTCTATTGTTAAACGAGGCTTTGAACCAACTAATGCCTTTTGGTTGCAAGTGCATTCAGCACTTGCTCAAACACCAATTAAGACCCGATCATAGCCTTCCAGCGTGATTCAAGCATATCAATACGCTTGTCATCTTCTGTAAAGATGCTACCATAGTAGTCACGCTTGTTCTTCAACCATAGCAATTCAAACTCAACAGCGGCAACAAGTGCTTTGTCTGCTGTTGGCAATGTAATCGCATCACCGCTGAAAATAATCTTACGTGTTTCATAACGGCTCAAGTGGATCGCTTGAACTTCACGTATCGCTGGAATAGCATCGCGGCTAATACCACCACCCATAACTAACTCAAGACCTGCGTCCTTAGTTAATTGAGCAACGTCACAAACCATTTCTGTAACATCATCATTGTTGATGTCTAAGCGACCATTGCCACCACGGCTCATAACAAAGTCAACACGACCAAAAACGATACCGTCTAAGCCGTTTTCAACTGTAGCCTTTTGAACCATGTCATGACGATTTTCATAGCCAGTAATAGTTTCTAGGTTTGTCAAGAACTTGATTGATTCTTGTTCGTCTGCATCGTAAATCTTGTTTTTGCTGTCGATGAATTTAGACAAGGCGTATCCTGTTTCTACCATAGGAGCAATGATATAGTCAACACCAAATTGTTTAACTTCCATCAAATCACGCATGGCTTCGCAACCACCAATCTTAAGGCCAATGCCTAAGTCTGCCTTACGAGCGATCTCAATAAGGCGTAGTAGCTCGTCTACACGAGTACCTTCTGCTTCGAACTCTGCCTTAACCGCAGTGTATCCGAATTCTTGCTTGCCCCTTTTTAGGATGTCAAGCATCTGTCTTTCTTTTAGGTTCATAATTTCTCCTTTATTTTATATGAACAGGCTCATGAAGCCATCTACCTTTTCTCCAATATAAGCGATCTGCTCTGGAGTTATAACGGGGCTAGTACCGTGGAAATAAGTGTGTGTCATTACGTGTGTAGCAACTGGAAAGTACTTACGTGCATCTGCAGGATCCATGATGTGGCTATATGCTGGTTGTAGCATAATGTTTCCTGCAAAATATGGACGAGTCTGAATTAGATTCTCTTCAAGATAATCTACTATATCATTACGTGTGAACGGTGCACCTTCCTTAATAGTCAAAGGAAAAGCGAACCAACTAGGATCAGCCTTGTCTTGAGCTCTTGGCAATACGAAAAATTCTTCGTACTTGCTGTAGATGTCAAACAACAACTGATAATTGCGTCTGCGTAGAGCATGAATTTCATCTAGTTTACCTAGCTGAACTAAGCCCATAGCACTTTGGATTTCAATTGGTTTTAAATTGTAACCAATTTCGTCATATACGTATTTGTGATCAAAGATTTCTCCTGGCATTTCTGGAATCCATTCTTTAAATCTAGTACCACAAGTTCCGCATTTTAATTTATTTGCTTCTGGTCCAACACAATAGCATCCACGTCCCCATTCACGGAATGAACGTAGGATAACTTCTTGTTCTTTAGTATTGGCTGCAACAAAGCCGCCTTCGCCCATAGTCATATGATGTGCTGGATAAAATGAACAACTTGCCATCTCACCAAAGCTACCTAACGGCTTGCCATCGTATGTTGTACCAAGGGCATCACAACAATCTTCTAATAAGATAAGATCGTATTTTTTCACGATCTCCATTAGGCGATCCATATCTGGAGGATTACCTAATACGTGTGCGAATGTAATTACTTTAATATCTGGAACAGCTTCTAGAGTACGTTCAACTTTGTCTAAGTCTAAGTTCAATGTATCTAGTTCAATGTCAACAAACACAGGTGTGAAACCTATCTGTAATGTTGGATTGAGCGTCGTAGGAAAGCCTGCGATTGGCATAAGGACTTTAGTACCACGTGGTAAATTGTGTCCACGCTTACTCATTAGCGAAGTCATCATTAACAAATTACTAGATGACCCTGAATTAGTTAAGATGCCGTAGTCCTTACCAAATAGCTTTGGAAACTTTTGTTCAAAACGCAAACTCTTATTACCCATAACCAACCATCCGTTAAGTAGCGTTTCTGCTGCCGCTACATATTCGTCTGAGTTAAAGTATGGACCTGCGTAGTTAACAAAGTCCTTGCCAGCTACCCAAGTCTTGTCAGCTTGTTTAGCGTCTATGTATTGTTTGATGTCGTCTAATATTTTTTTCATTATAGTATTATATATTGTTTATAAGCGTTTGCCAAGTCTTTTCTGAGAGGTAACTGTGTTCCTGGCCAATGAATTAGCCAATCACCGAACTGCCAATTACCGTCATAGCCTAGTTTATCTCTGCTGTGACTATAGGTATTACCATATATCTGATAGTTAAACGAATTCATGTATCGCTGTGGCATTACTTTAACGATATCACGGTAACGTTCATTTACCTTAACATGTCCTGGCATAGGCCAACCCGGATCTCCTGTGCCTGGCAATCCTAATAAGTTTGCGATTGCTCGCTGTTCTGTATCCCAAAACTTCATGTATTCTTTTTCACAAGCAATTATCTCGTCTAGGAATCCACGACCTTCTAGTGTGTTGCGTACTAAGAAGCTATCTGCATTTATACCATTGATGTCAACACATACTATAAAGTGATAAGCATTGTTTACTCGATCTTCTATTCTTGTAGAAAAATTAGTAATCATGGTATCAGTACCTGTCCACCAAATCCATTCGTACTCTGGATGTTCTTCTAGTGTTTGTTTTGCCAAATATATCTTTTCAAAGCCAGTCATTAGACCATTTGGTTGCATTGTAACCCAATCGCCTGTTCTAGCATGAGTAGCATATCCGTGTTGCTGTGCATATAATAACTTGTTGCCATCCCAAGTTAAGTCTGCCAATGGCTTATAGCCAATGTCATGATGTGTTATGAGTGCGTACATTAGAAATAAAATCCGTTTATTCTTGGGAACCAGGTATCACCGTACCCCCCATGTGGTGTTCGTGTGTTTTCATAATCTTTGCGAACTTCACATTGATATGATTTGCCTAGTCCAATAGCAATACTAAGTGCTACAGATTGATTGCCAATGAACTGTTCACAGCCTTGTATGACCTGTGCTAGCTCTAGTAAGTCTTTTGTTTTGTAGTATTCAATTTTGACCTTGAACATATCTTCAAAGTCTGCGTGTTCTTTCTCTGATCCAACGAACACACCGTAATCTCCTAGCCCGTTTTCTACCCAAGTAGTCCATTCTTCGCTAGGTGCGCCATACAAATAACGAACTGTACGGTTAACTACGATAGGCTTTCCTGGTATCACAGTAGGTGTAACAGGAGTTAACCAAGGCTCTAAAAGAAGTTTTTTTCTTAGATCTGGGCTGTGTATGTCCATACCTTGTGTAAGAGCATAGCACTCTGTTTGATTTCCCTGCCAACCTTTGATCATGTGATACTTGTAGTGATCTTCAAAGTTGTAGTCTAACTGTTCGCCATTCCAAACAGCTACGGTATCCAAATAATCCTGTGCTTTGAGCAAAGGTTCTAGTACGTCATAGTCTTGCTGTGTATAACGGCCCTTAGCAGGTCCTGCATCTTTCCAACCTAACACTCTTTGAGCAAAGTCGTCCATAGCATTAAGTTTTACATACATATTGCCGCCACCTAAGATCTTAACTAAATTTAGGCTATATATAGTGTCTCCAAACGACCCTACTGTAAAAAAGTTGTTTTTGCTCATTAATGACCTTATAATTATATGCGTAGATAAATATTTACGCATTACAGAAAAGTATAACACAAATCTTGAAGCGTTGTCAAATCACAACAGCTTTGGTTGACAAATAGACAAATAGACAAAGAGAATACATAATAATGACTGTAGCAATTAGAGATCCAAAGTGTAAGAGTTGCGGTAGCCCATTGATGCCGTTGTGGAATCACAACACCAATTGGAGATGCTGGAAGTGTGGATTGGAACAAGATCCAAAAAAAGATCAAAAAGATCTTGACACGCGATGGAAAAGCTAGTACACTATAGACTTGTTGTTAAGAAATTAAATGCAAAAAGATTAAAAATTTTTAGTCAAAATGCAAAAAGTGGTTGACAACAGGGATAAATAAACGTATAATTAAAGCATAGACAGTAAAATGTCTTTGTTAAAACAGAAAAGGTTAATGAGAAAACAAAATGTGTAACGTATCAAACTTTAGACAACATAATACGATAGCCAAACAGGCAGGCGTGATGCCCGCTTCTTGGTTAGCGATTGGAAGTCTATCATTTGATCGCACACCAGAGGGTTATAATACCCAGGGGTCCATGGAGATGTTAGTGTAAACATAAAATACACAAGCAACTTTAAAGGACCCCAGGATTAAAAACCCTGGGGTTTTTCATTTAGTGCTATAGGAAACGAGGTCCTAGCATCACTTAAAAAGGCTAAACGGGCGGACAGTATGATGAAAGCGTTGGCGATAACACGCAAGTAAAACTACTGGTTGGGGTATAACCCCAACATATCCTTTCGCAAGAAAGGGTATTCTAAAACATACTACGCACGACTGCCACTAGACGGCAATGGGCGAATCATAGATAGTAGTATGTTTTATAATACATGGAGCAGAAGCATCAATGGTGATGCCCGGGACTGTAAATTCCGCGCCTCTGGCACGCTAGGTTCGATCCCTAGATGCTCCACCAAATTTGCCTCGTTCATATAGTGGTTATTATGCTCGGCTGTCTACCGGGACATAGGGGTTCGATTCCCCTACGAGGCGCCAATTTTTGCCTGTTTAGCTCAGTGGTAGAGCAATCGCTTGATAAGCGGTAGGCCCGTGGATCGTTCCCACGAACAGGCACCAAAGTTTCTATTCCGCAGAACCCGAGCAAGGTGCATGGGCGTGACTGTTAATCACTGGTTAGCAGAGTTCGATTCTCTGATGCGGAGCCAAACAATTTGGGGGCAGTAGCGGGCTACGGTTCTCCCTTGCAAGGAGGATGTCTAGAAGGGTTCAACTCCCTCGGTCTCCACCAAATTTATATGGCGTTGGACTTCTGGGTAGGTCCTTGGCCCTTCAAGCCAAAGAGACGGGTTCGATTCCCGTACGCCATACCAAACAATCTGTGTGTAATGTTAATCTGGTAGACGGCCTGGTTTGGAACTAGGAGGCTGTAGGTTCAAATCCTACCACGCAGACCAATTCGCCCTTGTATCCTTAGTGGTAGAGGTCCTGTTTTGTAATCAGGGTGTGGAGGTTCGATTCCTTCCTGGGGCACCAAGTTCTATTGGGGAATCGCCTAGTCCGGTCTAAGGCAACGGTCTTTGAAATCGTCATCATGGGTTCGAATCCCATTTCCCCTGCCATGCTACTTTAGCTGATGTGGTCATAGCGGCGGTGTTTTGTATAAATAAGTATATGGAACAATACTATCAACTAAACAATAAATGGATATGTAAAGAATGTCAGCGTGAGTTTAACAGCAGGCAAGCAACTACTTCGCATATCTACAGAACGCATACAAATCCCGGAGTATCCTTTGGAGGGCACCAAGTAGGAAAGCCCGCTTGGAACAAAGGACTA